CAGGAGAATGATGTGGCAATCCAAAATGCAGCACTACAAGCGAAAGAGCAGACGATTCTGGAAGTGCAGTTGAGCCAGATTGAATCGCGCATGCTCGGTCTGTTTGAAACACAAAAGCGAATCCAAAGCGCAACGGAGCGGTTATTCAATCCGCGCCCAGAGACGGCGGGGACTGGCCAAGCTGATGTGCCTGCGCCTTGCACAATAGAAGGGCGTCTGCAAAATGCCGTGCGCACGATGGATGTGCTTCAGTCCTACTTGGACGACATCGCCAACACGCTTGACCGTGGAGTGTAATGAGCCATGCGCATCGTCTACATAGGTTTGAAACCCCTCAAAGCAGATAACGTGGCCGGCACCGGACTCGTCTGGAAGCGCGGGGAAGTCCACGAAGTCGAGGAAGAAGAAAAAGCCGCCAAGCTCTTGGCGCATCCGCTGATATGGCAGGACGCCAGTCAGAAGTACGAACTCGTTCCCGAGCCCTCGGTGGTCAAGCCCGAGCCTCGCGTGAGCATCATCCCCCAAGACAATGTGCCCCCGTATTGGGAGCCGTTCGTCATTCCGGTATCGGGAGAAGTCTTCACCCGCCTGCAGAAGAAGGAACTCGTCGCCGCCTTCATGACGGAAGCCGATGCCGATGCCTTCGCCGAATGGAAACTGGACCGCGATACCAAGCCTGACCCTGCCCCGAGAAACACTGGCCCGAAGCCGCAGGAAAAGGAAACGAAGGCCGGCTTGGAGCGTAACCCGAAGAAGGCGGCATAGGGATAAGCCATGGCTACGATGCAATCCATCCTGGACCTCGCCCGACTCGACCTGAACGACTCGGCGAAGACCCGCAATTTGGACGCGAACATGATCCAGTTCGCCAACGATGGCATTGCAAAAGCCGTGGTGATGCGCCCCGACCTGAACTGGGGGAACTACACGACCGCCTACGCAGACCTCACCACGGCCTCGGCTTTCCCGCTTCCGCTTGAGTACCGGCCTGGGATAGCCAATTACGTCGTCATGCGTTGCGAAACCGCAGATGACCCGTTCGCTGTAGAGCAGCGGGCCATTCAGGGCTTGAAGCTGTTCCTTGCGGACATGGGAGTGGGTTGAGATGGCCACGAACTACACCGACTGTCTCAACTGGGTCATGCCCGACCTGCCCATGGCACCAGCGACGACGCTTGTCGTCAATGCCATCCGGGACGCGACGATAGAACTCTGCGAACGCAGCCTCTGCTATCGGCAGGAGTTGCAGCAGATTCTTGTCCTGCCGCCTGTGGACACGACCACGACAGTCGCGCAAGTCTTGGGGGACTCCCAGATCACCGTGGCGGATATGACGAATTTCTTCGTCGGCGACACGTTGACCGTTGCGCTGGCAGACACGGCGGATCAAGGGGCTGGGTCGAGGTGGCGCGGACACGTCCTGACCGTGGCGGGAACCTCGGGGCCTGGAATCATCACCCTAGACGGTCAATTACCGGATGCCGTGAACATTGGGGCGGCGGTAACGAAACTCGTCTATCTCTACGCGATCACGCTGCCCACTGGAACCGCTATCGCCAAGGGTTTGTTTGCGTGGCTGAACGATGCGCCGATAGACCCGATTTCGCAGGACGACCTCGACAACGAGTTCAACAACACGTCCTTCGGATGGGTGGGCGTGAACTGGAGAACGGATGTCAACCTGCCGACGCGCTGGTACATGCCGGACGACGGAACCGTTGGACTGCTCATGCCGTCGAACGCCGCCGGGAACCTGCGGATTCTCGCCGCGCTGAAACCTACCCGAGCCTCGACCTCGTTTCCGACGCTGCTCTACGAGCGCTACATCGAAACGATAGCCCACGGCGCCAAGGCAAGAATCATGCTGATCCCGAAGAAGCCCTACAGCGACGCGCAGACCGGGGCTTGGCATCAGCAGATGTTCGACGGGCTTGTGGGCGAGGCAAGGATTCGGGTAGCGCGGGCCAATACGCGCGGGCCGTTGCGGACGCATACCGTCTTTGGGCTGCGCTAGGGATATGTAATTAACTTGGGGAACGAAATGGCTGGCGATCCTGATCTGTATCAGAGCCTAGGGAGAATCGAGGGAAACCTTGAGTCGTTGACGAACACAGTCAAGGAATACATCAGTTCCCATGACGCCCGTCACGTCATCATCGACAGATCGGTGGATGACATCAAAGGCGACATCAACCAAGCGAAAGGCGCTAAGGCGGCGCTGTTTGCCGGAGCCGCAGCGGTTAGTGCGGCAGTCGGTGGCGTCATCGCGGCAGCCGAGAAGTTGATGAAATGAAAGCCATCCTGATCTCTCTGCTGCTCGTTGGCTGCGCTCACGCCCCAGAGCGATTCTTCACCCAGGAACAAGACTCATGGGCGAAAGAGCATTGCACCGATGGCTGCGCGATTGTTCCCGTACCGCTGATGCGCCAGATCATTGAACGTCTACAAGGACATTCTCTGTGATTACCTCGCAGGAATACTTCGCAGGTTATCCGGACAACGCGGAGATTACTGACGCATTCCGTGAAAACGCTGAAGTGCTGCTTAGCCGCGTCAACGATTTGCTTGATGAGGCGACATCTCAAGGCGTGTTGATCTGCGTCAATCCCAAGACGCAGACGAACGTATCTGGACAGCATGACGGTGGTTGGAGGCCGAAGGAGTGTCCCATAGGGGCGCTGAATTCTGCCCATAAACAGGCCCAAGCGGTTGATGTATATGACCCAGGAAACCACTTGGATGACTGGCTTACGACTGACCCTGGGATATTGGTGCGGTTCGATTTGTACCGGGAAGCGCCAGAGAGTACGGATGGCTGGTGCCACTTGTCTAGCCGTGCGCCGCATTCAGGAAACAGGACTTTCATCCCATAAGGAGGCAATCAATGGACTGGAAAGACATTGCCGGTGATGTTGCAAAAGTTGCCCCGATTCTAGGAACCGTATTGGGCGGCCCTGTTGGCGTGGCGATTAAGATAGGTGGAATGGTTGCTTCTGCCTTGGGCGTTTCAGGCCCCGCAGAAGTTCAACAAGCCTTGCAGACAAATCCTGATGCCGCGGTAAAACTGCGCGAGATAGAGAAAGATGAAACGCTGGGATTGAAGCAGATTGCTGCGCAGATCATTCTAGCCGAACTGCAGACAGGGCAAGCGCAAGTAGAGGCGGTCAACAAGACGCTACAGACCGAGGCGATGGGTGGCTCTTGGCTGCAGCGCAATCACCATGCCATTGAGTCCTTGATGGCGACTAGTGCGGTAATCCTGATTTACTTCGGGCTTCCGCTGCTGAAACTGCCCGTACCGATTGTTGACCCTATGGCGTGGATGATGCTCGGCGGCATCCTTGGGGTGACGGCATGGCAGCGTGGTTCGGCTAACGTAGCGGTGGCGAAGCAACCGTGAGCCTTCCGCTCAAACCAGAGCATCTGGCTGCGGCCTACGCAGTTGCTAATGTTGGATTCATTCTGGCAACAAACTGACACGGAATACTGATTATGGCTAACACCGTCCTCTTTCAAGACAACACCTACGGCACCATTTCGGCTGGTTTGGCTGTTGGAGACACCAGCATCACGCTCACCACAGGGCATGGCGCACGTTTCCCAGCGGTAACGGCGGGCCAAGTCCTGTACGCCACGCTACTCAACTCAGCGAACATGCTGGAGGAAATCCACATCACGGCGCACACGGCGTCGTCCGACACGCTGACTGTGACGCGGGCTGCGAACAGCACGACGGCGAAGGCATGGACGGCGGGGGACCGGATTGAATGTCGGTTGACGAGCGAACACCTCACCACCTTCGGCTCGCTCACGAACACCCAGACGGCTTGGACGAAGGGGCAAAGCGGAACGCCGGTCGCGCTGACGAGTACGGCTTCTGCTGTAGCGGTAGACCTGAGTCTGTCGAACAACTACACGCTGTCGATGACGGAGAACACTACCCTGTCCTCGGCGACGAACGTACAGGCAGGGCAATCCGGCTGCGTCGTGGTCACGCAGAATGCGACGGCTGCCAAGACGTTGGCCTATAACGCCGGATT